GGTTGAACACCTACGCACGGAATTCCCCGATTTGGATATCAGTCCACACCTGATCTTCAACTTCAAGCAACTTGAGAAAATGGAACAACAACTCGCATACAATGCCGGGTTTGCAAACGCAAAAAAAATCTATCAACAAGAAACCGTATGAATGTAACCAAAAAACTTGTGTTGAAATTGCTGGAGCAATATCCACAAACAAGAGACAACGACAACCTTTTGATGTCAATGATTTGGCGTAGAGAATCCAATTTGTTTAACTTCTTCCATCGTTTGGAATCAGGCAAGTTAACACCAGCGGAAACCATCCGCAGATGCCGTCAACGGTTGCAGTTAGATGATCCCGAATTGAGAGGTGCGACCTATGAGCTGCGACAAAAACACCAAAAAAAAATCCTAACAGAACTGGGATACAAAACAAAACCATAAGGTAAAAACAAAATGTATAACACACAAACAGCGTCAATGGTGAAGAGCAGTAACCACACGCAGAAAGACACAACGGTGAACACCGTAATGAAAACAAATGATTACTCAAAGTTCAAAACTCTTGGAGGTAATCGCCAGTTAAATGAATTGCACCTAAAAAGATTACGGTCTTCCGTTATGGCAAAAAATTTATTGTTTGCAAATCCAATTTTGGTCAACGAGAAATTTGAAATTATTGATGGACAACATCGTTTCACAGTTTGCAAAGATTTGGGACATCCAATACATTATTTATTGGTTGAAAATTTTGGACTTTCCGAAGTTCAAACCTTAAATGCCAATACAAAAAACTGGAAAATTGAAGATTACATTGATGGTTATTGTGATATGGGATTGCAAGAATACTGTTATTTGAAATCTCAAATGGTTAAAACGGGATTAGGTGTAACAGTATTATTGGGAATTTTGGCAGCTGGTACTACTTCGGGTTCAACTTTGTATAATTTAAGAGAAGGAGAACTTAAATTGATTCATAAAAATCGTGGATTAATTATGTTCCAATGGATAAAAGATTGGATGAAGCATTATGATGGTGCGAGTAGGAGATCATTTGTTTTTGCATTGGTTCATCTTTACGAAATACAAGGTTATAATCACGAGAAAATGATGCAAAAACTTCAGTATCAATCAACCAAATTAGTGGATTGTACTAATACAAAAACATATCTTGCTCTGCTTGAAGAAGTTTACAATTTTCGTGAACGAGGCGAGAAGTTAAGATTCTTTTAATTATATTTGTATTGTTAACTGGTATGTAGAAGATACCGAAAGTTAAAACCCTTTTATCCCTTTTGAGTTGTGTGTGCTTCTACCACCGCAATTTGAGAGGGATTTTTTTATGGCAAAAAATAAGAAATCATTTATCCTTTATTGTGACCAACAAGGGGTATTCAACAAACTCCCTGATGAAATTGCTGGGAAATTAATTAAACACATCTTCGCTTATGTGAACGATGAAAATCCACCTTGTGATGACTTACTATTGTCAATTGCATTTGAACCCATTAAAACGCAATTAAAAAGGGATTTGGTCAAATACGAGGATTACATTGAGAAACAAAGTGCTAACGGTTCAAAAGGTGGTAGACCAAAGAAAGCCAACGAAACCCAAAAAACCCAAGCCTTTTTTGAAGAACCCAAAAAAGCTGATACTGATAATGTAACTGATACTGATACTGTAACTGATAAAAAAGTATTTAAGAAACCAACCATTCAAGATGTTAAAACTTATATGAAAGAACAAGGAATGAATGACATCTCGGAAAGATGGATGTCTCATTACGAATCAAACGGTTGGTTGGTTGGTAAAAACAAAATGAAAGATTGGAAAGCATCGGTAAGAACTTGGAAATTAAATAATCTTCAAACCGAGGAAATCAAAACAAACAAACCTAAAATTGCAACCCTATGAACACAGAAAGAATCATCCTATCCAATATGTTGTTTTACGATGACGCAAAACACTTCCTACCAAGAATAAACAAGAACTGGTTTACCGATTCAATGTCAGCCAAATTGGTTGAGGTTATGACAGAAATGTACTACAACAATGAAGCCATTGACTATGTGAGTTTATCCAAACACTTTGACCGAGTTCAAGTGATTGAGATTATCCAACTACAACAACAGGCATCCGGCATCACGGACATCAAACCACACCTGATGCAATTGGAACACGATTACATCAAGAAACAAGTTGTTGAAGGCGTTTTGTCGTTGGATGTAACAAAGGAATTGAATGAGCTTGTTACCGACATTCAAAATGTAGTTGAACGCACAACATTCTCAACCCATAAAGAACCATCCAGTATTGTGAAGGTGACTAACAAGGTTGTTGATCAAATCGTATTCAATGTACAAAATGGTGGAAACTTAACGGGTAAGCAAACCGGATGGAGATTCCTTGACAAGTACATTGGTGGGTACAACGAAGGTGATTTGATTGTGGTTGCTGGAAGACCGGGAATGGGGAAGACGGCAATTGCTTTGACATTGACAAAGGAGTTTGCACAGATTGGAGGGAAGGCTTTGTTCATTTCACTTGAGATGTCCAATGAGCAACTTGCCAAGAGATACATTTCCCTGATCGGAGACATTGCCAATTGGAAGATTCGCAACGGACAATTAAGAGAGAATGAAATCCTTCAGGTATGTGACATTGCCAACAGCCAAACGATTGAGTTCTTTATTGATGATGATGTGGATTCTCGCATCGGACAAATCAAAGCCAAAGCCAAACTGCACAAATCAACGAAGGGATTGAACTTGCTTGTGATTGACTACATTCAGTTAATCAAAGGAACAAAGACAAACCGTGAACAAGAGATTGCAGAGATATCACGCACATTAAAACTCCTTGCAAAAGAACTTAAAATCACGGTGATGATACTTGCACAGTTATCACGAAAGAGTGAAGAGAGAGCAGACAAGAGACCTATGTTGAGTGACCTTCGGGAATCAGGTGCAATTGAACAAGATGCCGACATCGTGATGTTTCCATTCCGTCCGATGTATTACGAGCAAGAGAAACCCGAAATGGAAGAAGCCGAGTTGATTATCGCAAAGAACCGGAATGGGGAATGCGTGACAATACCGACATACTTTGAAGGAATGTATACAAGTTACAAGGAGAAGATATGAAACACGGTTCATTGTTTAGCGGAATAGGTGGGTTTGATCTCGCTGCCGAGTGGATGGGATGGGAGAATGTCTTTCATTGCGAATGGATGGAGTTCCCACGAAAAGTATTGGACTATCACTTTCCGAATGCGGATAGTCACATTGATATATGTAAAACTGATTTTAAAAAATATGCAAACAAAATTGACATTCTTACTGGAGGATTCCCTTGCCAACCCTTCAGCCTTGCCGGAAAAAGAAAAGGCACAGATGATGAACGCTACTTGTGGGGCGAGATGCTTAGAGCAATACAAGAGATTAAACCAAAATTCGTCATTGCTGAAAATGTTTATGGTATCACGAATATTGATGGGGGATTGGTATTCCAGCAGGTGTGCCTTGACTTGGAAACTGAAGGGTACGAAGTTCAACCGTTTATTATTCCAGCTGTTGCCAAAAACGCACCGCACCGAAGAGACCGATGCTGGTTTATTGCCTACAGTTCTGCAAGACGGATTGAAGAGATGTGTGAATGGTCAGGCAATAAAAATAAATCCAATAATGCTACCAACACCAAAAGCAAGAGAAGCTCCGGATTGCTTATCAGAAAGAAAAAGACACACACCGTCAATGGAATCTTTGGCAGTAATGGGAATGCTACCAACGCCAACGGCACAAATAATAAAGCACGGTCACACGGAAAAATATTGGGACAACCGGATAGGCAAAAGGCAGATGGACATAGCAATGTGGAACGCTCAAACCAATGGCAAAACTTCCCAACTCAATCCCCGGTTTGTGGCGGAGATGATGGGATTCCCACCCAACTGGACGGAATTACCTTTTCAAAGTGGAGAGCAGAATCAATTAAAGGATACGGCAATGCCATAGTTCCACAAATCGCATATCAACTTTTTCAAATAATACAAGAACTAAATGAAAATAATTGACTACCGCAGATTCAACCAACTGCGAACAAAAG